GCATCTCTAGCACCACCTAATATACCTCTATATAATACATCATCATAATAATATTTAAAACCAGATATTGCTCTTAAAAATATATTTTTTTGTGCTTTCAAATCATCTACATTAGCTTCTAATTTCATAGCATCCTGTTCTATTTGAATATCACTATCATTTTTTAATTCTTGTGTAACTTTATTTGTGTTTTGATTTGATTGATATTGTAATATAAGGTCATCTACTTTATCTTTTAATTCGTCACTAGTATCTGCATTAGATGTCACACCATTAGATGATAAAGCATTTCTGTTGTTATTATAAACTGTATGTTGTTGAATTATTTGTTCTAAATTCATTCTGAGTAAAGTTCCATTTGATTAGTTTGTAAATTTAAAGTATAAACATTTTTACCTGTCCAAATTAATGGCACATTAATAAATTGTAAATCCTCTTTACCTATTTCTAAACGCAACTCAAAAAAATCACCAGCTTTAAGTTTTCTTTCTTGTGATAATTTTTTTACTGTCTGACCATCTAATAGTTGCTGTTGGGTTACTACTATTCCTGAATGTACATTTTCGTCTGATACAGCAGTTTTCAATGTTTTCTTGTCTCTAAATTTTAAAAAGTATTCTTTTAAATTAGATTTATAGTCTTCTGATTCAGAAAGTACAATCCCTAATAAAAATTTATCATTTTTATATGGATTTTTTACATCTGTATCAGCATATAAATCATCTTTAACTAAACTATTTAAATAAGGTAAAACATTACTATCCATTTTTTCAATATAATCTCTATAGTTTTCAGCTTGATTTTCGTCAGCACCTGCAAATTTAAGAGCATATTGAGTTTCTAGACCTTCTTTTGCTATAAAATATTCACTAGATAATTTATTAGCTTTTGCCTTTGTTACAAAACTTTGTGCTGGAAGAACACTAGTAAAACCACCTGAAGATTTTGTAGTTTCTTTTTCATCTTTGTATTTTTCTTGTGCCTTTTCTTTAGCTTCTTGTATTGCTTGTATTGATTTAAGTGCAGCAATCTGTGTTGCTTTTAATTCGTTTATTTTATCTTTATTTGCTACAGGGTTTAATCTGTTTAGTTTATCTATTTCCATTGTTGTATTTGCTACAACTTCATTTAATGGAGCAACTTTACCTGCATTTTTAATTATTGCACTTTTATCTAAATAAAAATCTAAATCGTTTTCTAGTTGTTTTATTTTTTCTGCATTTGGCTCATCTGCAGTTCTAGCTTCATTTAGCTGTTGTACTGTATCACCTATTAGTTCATCTATTTTTTTAGATTCAGTGGGTTTTAATTTGTTATATCTTTCTAACTTATATTTTTTTTCATTAATTTTTTGTATTAACGATTTATGTTCTTCACTATTTGCTTGATTAGATACTCTCATTGCTTTTTCAGCTATATTTAAATCTATTAGTTCTAAATTTGTTTTATCTATAGCTTCTGTAATACTTGCAAATTCTAGTGCTTTTTCTGGGTCAGATAATGCTTCTTTCAAAGCATCTTGATTAACAGTAAGAGTACCTAGTGTTGGTATAGCAGCTTCTGTTTCATCTGCTTGAGAGTCTGCAAACTGAAAGTAGTCTGGTAAATCTTCTTGGCTTAAAGACATACCATATTGTGCTAAATATGTTTGTGCAGGTGCTGAGTCATATTTAACTGTATTACGCATAAATAGATTTAAAAACTCTTTGTTTGTTAAAGATGAGTAATCCGTTGCTGTGTTTTCATTAGCACTTTTTTGAATATCATAAAAGTCTCCAAACTCTAAAGTTGAGTCAGATTTTTCACCAAAAGTAGCTGTCCAAGTATTAAATCTTTCCATTATATCGTTTACAGAAGACTCTCCACCCTGTGCTATTCTAAATCTTTCATCTACATCAAGACCTGTAGTTTCTAGTCTACTCATTAGTTTTTCTATGGCTGCTCTTTCTGCTTCTGCTGCTTCTTTTTTCTTATAATATAATTGGGTTGCAGTATCTATTGCCTTATCCATAATAAGGTCGGTTCTATTTCTTTCATATCTTTCCTCTTCACGTCTTGAAGCCCTTCTTTCTGCAGTATCTGCTTGTAATGCTTCACCTATTTTACCTAACGCTGCACCTACATAAAATACCATTAACTTCTCCTAGCCATTAATCCCTGTGGTTCTTCAGTTTCTTCAACCACATCTTTCTTAATATTGTCTTCTACCTTTTCTTTTTCAGACATCTTTTCTTTTAATCTTTTTTTAGCGAGTGCAATAGTGCTATCATTAAAACTACTTTTCTTTAACCTATCATCTTCTGTGCCAACTCTGTATTCTATACCTGCTTCCTCTGCTAAAAATACCATCATCTCTACAAGCACAGGTATAACTAATATACCTACATCTAATGTATGATAGCCTTGCATAACACCACCTGTTTGCATAGCATTTGCTATAGTAGTCAAGGGTATACCCATTTCTATAACATCCATTAACTGTTCTGATATATCAGAGTCTAGAAAACGTGGTATATAATATTCAAGTGTTTCTTCTACATTAGTAAATTGTGGTGGGTTTTGCCAAGGTCTATTGCCTACTTCAAATGTTAGTGACTGACCTGCTATAGGACCATCAATATAAGGTGCATCAGGTTGTGCCATCACGATATGCCTTTCTTCTATTTCTTATTTGTTGTACATACTTTGCAACAGTTTGTCTAGCATCCATATTTTCTTTAGTCATTTTTGGTGTATTACTACGAGATAATAAACCTGATGTTTCTTTTTTAGGTTGCTCTACTGTTGGTAACTTTAAATTTGTAACTGCTTTAAATGCTGCATCAAACATATATTCTCCTATCCTAATCCAAATATATTACCAATAACGCTATCTGCTCCTGCAGTTAAGAATGAACCAATAAGTGTTCCAAATCCTGCAGAAGAACTATAATCATTTTTCATGTTTTGTATATTAGCATCTGCATCTGCTCTTAATTGCTCAATAGCTAAGTTAATAACACGACTTCTTTCATTTTCAGCAGATGTCCAAGCCCATTCCATAGCATCACCATAATATTGCCATAAGTTATTATATGCAGTATTTGATAATCCTAGTAATGCTGTTGCATTTAATTCATTTGCACGATTAATTGCAGCAGTATCGGCTGTAGCTAACTGTCTTCTCCACTGAGCATTATTTTGGTCAATAACTAATCTATTCTGTGCATTAAATTGGTCACGTTGATTATTTAATTCTGCATTAAATCTTTCTATTGTATTTACTTGACCTGCATTATATTGTGATTGTGCATTAGCTTGTGCAGCATTAAACTGTGCTACTTGTGATTGTAATTGTGAAAAGAATTGATTAACTTGATTTTGAGATGTTGCATTAAATTGTGCTGCGGCATTAAGTGCAGCTTGGTCTGTAAATAAAGATTGTTGTCTAGCTTGAGCATTAAATAATTCTGTTTGCTGTGCATTACTTAAATTAGCCATATCCATCTGCATAAAGTTTTGTGCATTCATAACTGCAGCTTGTTGTCTGTTATTTAAATTAGATAAATCCATATTTGCTAAAGCAGATGCTTCTGCTATAATCATAGCTTGTTTATTAGATAAATTATTTAAATTCATTGTGTTTGCAGCACGAGAGTTTTCTAAACCTACCTGTTGGTCAGCAGTAAAATTCATATTTGCTATGTCACCTATTCGTGAAGCATTTTGTACTCTTGCTTGAAATGATTGGTCAAATTCCATGCCCATAAAGGTAGCACGTTGTTGTGCGGCTAACATGGCTCTTTGTTGTCTGTTACTTAAATTTTGTGCTTCAAACTGTGCTTGTGTCTGTGCATCTGCTGATGCTATAGGTAATGCTGACTCCATTGCAGCTTGTACGATAGCTTGTCCTGCTATACTTGATGCACCAACACCTCTTTGTATCATTGCATGATTAGCAGCTCTGATAGCACCTGCAGCCCATGCAGGTGTATTACCATCTTCAAACTGTTGCATCATTCCTGCTAATTGACCTTGAACAGTTGCCTGTTGTGATGGTGTTGCTGTTGCAACTTGAATTTGTTCTACAAATTGTGCAGCAGTCTGTGCATTAGCACTAGGTGATATTATTTCACCTGCTTGTATCTGTCTTTGCACAGGGTTCTGCATTTCTATTGATGTTCCCTGTGCAGCATTTAAATTTGCAATAGAAGATGCATTAGCAGTCTGTGCTGACACAACAGGAACAGAAGCACCTTGCTGTGCTTCAGCTTGTAATGTTTTTATGTTTTGTTGAGTTGTAGCAGGTGCTATCTGTGCAGCAGGTGCAACCATAGGTGTTTGCGTAACTGCTGTAGTAGCCTGTGCTATAGGTGTTTGTATTGCACCTGTTACTTGACCCTCTGATGGGTCAATCATTTGTCCTTGTTCTTGTAGCGTTCCTTGAGGTACTATTGTAGCACCTGTAGGTAAAGCAGGTACTTGTGCCTGTTGTGCCATTAACTCTTGTATTTGTTTTCCGGGTGCAACTGTTTGTTGTGGTATAAACTGTTGAGGTAAAGGTTGTGCTGTACCTGTAGTAGGTATTTGTGATTGAATAGGCTGTGCTTCTGTTATAGGTTGCTGTGGTTGAGAAGGT